GCAAGCAGCCCGTTTAACTCGTAGACAGTAGGTATAATTAGAGGCGGAATGTTTGTAGTTTTGGTTGGCGGTTATCCCAATCAGCGGGCCGAGTTTATGGGTATGGTTGAGGCAATAGACGATGATCGAATCGTGTGGGTAGATGACAAAAAATCCTTCTACTACATTGCCGACCTATTTGTATACTTTGGTGGTCCGGTGTCTATCCCCAAAGGCAAACTCACGATCACATGGAGCGGAGACCATCTGGAAACCCTTCACCGAGTTTACAAAACTCTCGGGGTATAATAACTGATGTTTAACATCCTCTGGATATTTGGGGGATTTCTCGTAGGTATGATTGTGACAACGATCTTTGTTCCGCCGCAAACAAAGCATAAACTCGTCCCGGACGTTCACAATCCCTCAATTGTATTTCAGAACCCCGAGATCGAGAACGGGTGTTTCCGAGCCGTCGCATACCCAGTCCAATGCACGGACGGTATTGATTTTCTGAACATGTAAACAATGAACATATCGTCAATCATAAAGAAACCTGAGGCCAACTACTTTTTCTCGTTCGTCATCGGACTTGGACTCGCTGTCCTGATGTTTCACCGCCAACAGACGGAAATTGACGTGTCTGCGATTCCGCCAGGCAAGATTCGAGAGATGGTATCACGCGTGGACGGCCAATGCTACCGTTTCCGGGTAGATGATGCGTCATGCCCGGCAGCGAGAGTTTCGCTCTAATACATATACAAATGGACGCTACGCCCCTAGACCAGCTGATGCCTACGGGAGGATCCCAGCAGCCGGCGATGTCTCTCCCCTCTGCCACCACTTACCCCCAGATGATCACGCCCGGAACGTCGGCGGCGATTTACACCCCTCCTCCCCCGACCCAGACTGCCCCGATGCATCCCGGAGCCGCCAAGAGCGTCCTGAAGTCTATCATGACCTACGTTGCGATCTTCGGTGCAATCTTTATCATTTCCCTGACTCCCGTCCAGTCCCTGTTCCTCCGTTACATCCCGAACGCTTACGGCGGTTCAGGTGTGGTGTCCCTGACAGGTGCAGCGTGCCTTGGCGGACTGGGTGTTGTCCTGGTCTACATTCTCCAGGTGCTCCTCCAGCCCCTGGTATAAATCACACTGGTTTATGTCTTGAAAGTATAGTAAGTATAGATGCTCCAGGGGATCTTAGATAAGAATCGTCCCCGATCTCGTGGACCCGTATACGATCCAATCGCAGCTGTGTTTGATCGCATTCTTCTTGGTCCTGGGCTTCACCTGACCCCCATGTTTATTCGCAGGCATCAGGTGACACATATAGTGAACTGTGCGGAGAAGTCGGCGTGTCCTGCGTGGGCATCTACCTATGCTGGTCCGAGTAGGTACTTTTCCCTGGGAGCCCAAGATTTTGTGGGATTCCCCTTGATTCGCGACTACTATGAGACATTTGAGAAGGTCATGGACATGTTCTTGCGGGATCCGGGATGCCGGTGCGTGTACGTGCACTGCCAGGCCGGAATGAATAGGTCGGCGACGCTTCTGGCCGCGTACCTCCACAAACGGTTCGGAATTCCGATGGATAAGGTGGTAGAAGTCATGGCTAAGCAGCGGCCGTGTGTCATGACCAATTCGAGTTTCGTAGAACAACTGGAAGAATTTGGATCTCACGGAAAGAATAAGTAATGTGGGCGTCCGTTCAGTCTGCTATAACATCTGCCAACAATGACCCCATGGCAGCAGGAAATGATATTCTAGACAAGGCTCTGGGCCCGTCGTACGATTACCTCCAGGACATCCAGTCGCCTTCCAAGTTAAATGTTGGAGACGCAGGAACGATGGACCAGGTAGGAACAAACGCGAATGCGATAAAAACATACGTCGACAATCTCATTACTGGTCCCAAGTCTGGAAACCAGTTTTTCAAGGATACGGGTGGAATGTGCCGTGCCCCCGGAAACAAGGATGATAAGGGACAAGATAAGGGCGACGGCCCCGTAGTTCCGCGGTTCACATACACCAATAACCGCATGGGAATGGACGACGCAGCAGCTGTTCTGGGCCCCAGTTTTTCCAAGGCGGTGTCAGGAAGCGGATTCGACGGTATTATTCCCGCTATGGGCGGTGACATTGCGGCCTTGAACCCACTCAAACTCATGAATGGTCTGGTACTGGATGGAGTACCACCGTGTATAGCGTACAGTTGCCCGGTGACTGATATACAGACTGGAGTATACCAGGGAAGCCAGACTCGGTTTATATCCCCGTCTCTGGAGTTCAATATTACCCCGTGTAGGGCGGCTACGGCAGCAGAGACATCAACTCTCATGGCGATGATTGAGTCTGAAAAGAAGGCGGCAGAGAAGGCTGCCAAGGATGCTGATGCTAAGAAGGCGGCGGCAAATATGCCAAAACCGGCGGCGAGTGCGAGCAAGGGTAAGGTCAAGGGGGTGAATGCCTCGGGGGAGAAGTACGCGAACTTCCAGGAAAACCTGTATCAGGCTCCTATGCCGGTTGATTACATTGACCCAATTTCCTACCTCACCCTCGGTGCGGCCGTCATGGTGTTTATCGGATACATATTGATGAAATAACTTACGAACGAATCCCGAGAGGACAATAAGATAGTAAATGTCCTCGGATGTATTCAAGGTAAAGAAGACTAGAGATGGCGGAGGATCTAAAGGACGCGACCAGATTGGTACTCTAGATTCCCTGCACGAGAAGTATGTGGACGAGCTCCACACCGGTTCTTCGGACGAATCCGTGCGAGCCTTGGAAAACAGGCTAGCAGGACTTGAAAAGGAGTTGGAAGGAACATTCAACCCATTCGTATTCGACGATGTTATGCGTCAATCAAAGTTGCAGGCTGAACATGATACTCTCGCGAAAACTATTGAGAATGTACGTGAAAAGCGGGATATCCAGAAGTATTATATGGAGAGCGGAGACCTTATGCTGGATTACTATGCTCCTCCTGGAAAGAAGACTACGTCCAAGGTCGATTTCGGATCCCGGATCCCGGGAACGTTTGACAAACTGTTTTCAGTGACAGAGACCTCTGCAGGGCCGTCCAAGAAGAAGATGTTTGATGAGTACCTTTCCCGCCGCGGTTTATCGAACGGCCTGAACATCGCCGAGAACGCTGATAATATCAAGAAGATGGCCGAGCACTGTGCCCCCTGCAATATCCCACGCGAGGAGATCACGTCCGAAGGTATTTTGGTCTGCCCGAAGTGCGGATCGGAAGAGTATGCTCTCGTAGTCTCCGACTTCCCCAGTTTCCGGGATCCTCCGAAGGAGAGGAACAATTATGCATACAAGAAGCAGAACCACCTGAACGAGATCCTGAACCAGTTTCAGGCGAAGGAGAGTACCGAGATCCCCGACGATGTCATGAACGAAGTCATCTGTGAAATCAAAAAGCGACGCATCGATAATATCGCCCTTCTCACCGAACAGAACATCCGAGAGATCTTGAAAAAGTTGGGGAGGAACCGGTATTACGAGCATGCAGCCCACATCCTCTCTCGGTTGAATGGCAACCCCCCGCCCACAATTACTCCAGAGATCGAGGACAAGATCCGGGCGATGTTCCAGGAAGTCCAGGCACCGTACCTCCTCTACTGCCCCGACGAACGGCGGAACTTCCTGTCGTATTCGTATATCATCTACAAATTCCTGGAGCTACTGGAGCTGGACGAGTATAAGGTCCACTTCCCGCTTCTTAAGTCCCGTGATCGGCTGATTCAGCACGATACGATATGGAAGAAGATTTGTGAGTATTTGCAGTGGGAGTTCATACAGAGCATTTAAAGAAGTAGGCATGTGAAAACACATAATGGACCCCCAAGATATTCTTAGACATATGGACTGTCTTCCGGCAGATCATATGTTTCCAATAGCATACACTCCGAAGATTCCTCGACTACTTCACTTGATTTGGGTAGGACATAAGCCGCGGCCATCTTACGTTAATGAGCACGTAAAGAAGTGGAGGGAGCTGATGCCAACTTGGACAATACGATTATGGACCAATGACGATATCCATAATGGCGAATTTCCAGATCCTATAGTTACGCTGATAGGGTATGCATACATTGGAGCTCAGAAAGCAGATATTATGCGGTATCACATTATTGAGAAGTATGGAGGTATCTATGTCGATACCGACTTTGTTCCGAAACGATCATTCGAGGATCTTATTGTCCATACGAATGCAGATGCGATACTCTGTCACGAGATTGATATAACCTGGGTATTTATCATCAATGCATTTTTTGCTATGTCTCCTCATCACCCAATTATGCAAAAAGCGTGTGAGCTATGTTACTCGGTTCTAGTCAATACTGCAGATGTATATATGCAGACCGGTCCCCGTCTTTTGGGAGAAGCTGTACGTCTTGCCCCGCCAGATGGAGAGAAGTATATGCTTCTTCCATCGCACTACCTGTACTGGAACGATGATTTCCCCCATGCGTTCGCAACACATACGTTTGCAGCATCTTGGAAGAAGGATCAAGAGTAGACGGCGTAGCTCACAGCGTAAATTCCGAGAAGGAGGTTGAATACCTGGATCTGAGTCGGAAGCTTATGAATAGCATAGAACAGTCCCATAATCGATAAGATCAATACCGAATCACCGATGAGTGGTCCCACTCCTCCGCGGTTCACGTATGTCCGGAATAGATCAATGATCTCATTCTCTCCGTTGGGGAGAGGGACGATCACAAATGTGTAGAGAAGAATATCATGGAGGATCTGGTAGAGCAGGACCACTGCTGTGACCGTCAGGGGAGACCCCCCGGGAACAGTGAAGAAAGCCAGCATGATAGCCAGCATCAGGGAGAGGCAGTCAAGGAGAACTGCAACAAGACCGTATTTGTCATACCATACCGTCAACATCGAGTTCAGAACATAAACCTTCTTCGTGAGCATGACAAAGAGAAAGTCCATCCATACAGTTGCAGTGGCAATAGCGAGGATGTTCATTATTCATTGGCAACAATCTTAAGTTGTTCACTGTATTCGTAGGTTTTTTCCTCCCTGCAAATATCACTGTATCCTGGACGCTGCTTTCCGAGAATAGGGTACGCAAACACCCACCCCTTCGTCTGCAGACGCTTCCAGTGCTGGTCAATAGCGTATTCATGATATCCCTTTCCAGCCTTGAACAGTTCAATCGACTCTTTGAAATTCTCAATGAGCGTATCGTAGTACTCTTGCCTGCAGATATACGCCGCTGCTGTCTGACATGTTGTTCCGGTGACAAACATCTCATTGACACGTATGGCTTCTGAACCGTCTGTAAACCCAGGAGCCAATACAGCTACATTGTACTCGATGTGCTCAAGACTCTCAAAAGCCGCCCGGATCTCGTGAGACTTCTTTGTCCACACAAGATCGTCCTCAACGATCAGTACGCTAGGAAGATTCCGCTCCTTCGCAAGTTCTAGGCATCGGAGATGAGACATAGAACAGCCGACCTGGGGAGGATCATACGTAATTGCCGGAAAACGCTCGTGGGGAAATCCTACATCGGAAAGCTCCTTTTCAACGGCAGTTCGGCGGTCCTCCCGCGAGTCAAGGTTGATATAGAACGTGAAGGGGAGATCCGTGACGGGGTGTAGATGAGAATCGGGAGAATACCATCCATTCTTGCCCTTGATATGAACATCCATAATGGTCTTGAAAACGTACTCGTACTTGTGTGCCACATTGAACATATCGTAGAGCCGCACTGCACGCTCGCGGATGTACTTTCGATCAAACTTTCCGTCTATGGCCATCTGAACACCCATACAGAACTCCTGGAGTGTATGACAGTTCAGACCCGTCTTGAACGGTTCAATCGTCTCTGTCTGAGCTCCGTAATCCACGGAAAGTGCAGGGGTTCCGCACAGCTGGGCCTCTACAACCACTCCACAAAAGGGCTCAATAAAAATCGTGGGTGCAAGAAGTGCCTGAAGCGATCCCAGGTACTCTCCACGCTCAAGGCCACTGATGGGCGGCTTGTAGACGATATTAGGATGGATTAGAAATTGTGTGGGATTTCCCTGTCCGCACAGAATGAAGCGGACATGTGGCATACGCTTCGCAATTTCCACAATCACATTACAACCCTTACCGTCGTAGATACGCCCAAGGAACCCAACAGTATTAATCTTGGGTGTGAGTGACAGCGGCCATTCCATTGCATCAAAGTAGTTCTGAATGACGAACCAGTAGTTGTGTCCCCACTTCTTCTCGACACCGAGAACCTGGTGGAGCCAAGCATAACTCTCGAAGATTCGGTAATTCCTCGTAGAGTCATTGTAACCGATCCCGGTCTCACACACAACAAAATTGAGACCGTCTAGAGCCGTGTCGTGCGATACACCAAACGGAAGGCACACAATGTCGGTTTCTGTGCTTCGGTAATTCGCAATAAGGAGGGGGCGAAGACGGGCGTTAAATTCGCGGTATAGGGGTGTAGACCAGTTTCCCAGATCTCCGATGAAGGAAGAGTGATCAGTGAGATGTTTCTCGGCCTCCTCCTTGGTCTTCTCTGGATGGAGATGGCGGTAGGACATCACACGCAGCATGTCCCACTCCTCGCGACTCAAAACATCCACCTGCTTTGTCGCATCCGTCGCCGATCCTTCAACGCCATAATGGTACACCTCAAACCCCCTAGACATCATCATGCGAGGAAACCGCAAGACCTTTCCAGTGTACGCACAATGACTAAAATCATTGTGTGTCACTGTGTGAGGAAGACCGAGAATATGCAGGCGAATAGGCATTTAAATATTAAAGATCTGACATACGTAAATGGAAGGAAATGGGATTTCGTTTATTGTTCGTATACGCAACGAAGAGGCAATACTTGGCCAGAGTATACGCTCACTAGCAGGGATTACTATTCTCCATGAAATCATACTAATTCTTCATCGGTGTACTGACGGAAGTGCCCAGATTGCTGCTCGGCTCGCATCGGAGAATCCCAATATTCGCATTCTTACCTACGATATGGACATCTCGCGGCCGGGATACGAAACACTTGCAACCGATGCGAATTCAAAGCATAGCTTGGTAACATATTACAACTGGTGGAGCCAACAGGCCAAGTACACATGGGTATTCAAATGGGATGCAGATTTCGTGGCATCTGATAAGCTTATTCATTTTATGAACTCCAATATTTGGGAGAAAAGGGATATGAATTTATCAATGGTAGCTAAGAACTCGACATCTAGCAACCGGGAATACTATCTGTCTGGTGGTTCTCGGACATTTGTAAAGCATTTATTTTGGGAGAAACCCCAGTTTTCTCCAGATGTCGTAGACATTCACCTTTCGGACGACTTATGTATCGAGCATGTATCCGAGCTCTCCAATCTCAAATCGTACTGGAACGAGCCTCCGTGGTATCTCACAGAGATCTCAGAGGAAGCGACAATTGTCAAAGGACGCATTGAGCGTTTGACCGCCGACTTTGGCCCCGAATCCCGTGGTATGGCACGAGCCGGCAACCCAGAGTGTGATATTGCAGTTAAGGCGATTGCGTCGGCAAATCCATCATATGTGAGCATGTCAAGCTAAAAACGGAAAGACTTAAAGCGGAGTTTCAGAACAACACAAAATGAAGCCCCGTTTCTCAGCCTCCGATGTTGCATCTCTGCTGGGATTGAATCCTTATCGTAGCAAGAATGAGTCGCTGCTCAAGGTTATCAGTGTCATGCCAAAGTTCAAGTCGGTGATTCAGGAAGTCAAAGATGCACTGAGTGCCCGAACGGAGCGGGAAGTTGTAGCACAGGCGTCTCCTTCCGCTCTCAAGGCAATGTACGAGTCTGTAGATGCGGCATGTGTAGCTACGACAGATTCGCAGGTGGAGAAGGCGATTACAACCTTCAAGAAAACGCATATTCGCCAGGTTATTCAGGAGACACTAGAGGGTAAGCGGGCACCTACAACTCCGGCACTGGAGGAGGCTGTGGCACGGGTGGCTGGGGGGCAGATGGATATTGCGACAGAGACAGCTCTTCTGTGTGAGAATTCGGGGGTGACTTCCACGATTGAGCAGTCGCAGGAGCACGTGGTTCTGGCCAGCGAAATCCAGAAGCGGCGGGGAACTC